ACAGGTACAAGCGAGTTGCTTGCAGATTATGAAGAAGGTACTTTTACCCCTGGAATTGCGTTTAACAACGCTGCGGTTGATGTAACGTACTCAACGCAAGATGGCATCTACACAAAAGTTGGACGCTGCGTAACTTTTACAGTCAATATTGTATTGACAAACAAAGGTTCAAGCACAGGCAATATGACTGTAACAGGATTGCCGTTTACTTCTATTGCAACACACGCTTATGGAACTAGCTTTGCTGATTGGTATGACTTTAATTTTGCAGCAATTAACCCAATTTACGCAAAAATAAATCCAACAAACACAAACGTGTCTATGTTTCGTCAAGTATCCGCGGGGACTGTGCAAGCAATTACTGATGCTCAAGTGCTAAATAGCACTCAGCTTAAAATGAGTGGGTTTTACTTCGTTTGATATAAGGAATTAAATTATGGCTTTGACAAAAGTAACTTACTCTATGATTAACGGCGCGGCTGTTAACGTGCTTGATTATGGCGCTATTGGGGATGGGGTAACTGATGACACAGCAGCCATTCAAACTGCAATTAATACTGGACTACCTGTTTATTTACCCGCAGGGCAATATAAACTAACTACCACAATAACAAACACTTCTAATTTAATTTTGTTTGGCGATGGTTCTATTTCTGTAGCGGGGAACGATCCACAAACAGATAAATCAGGCGTTTGTATTAATTGGACTGGCGCTGATGCTGGGCCAGTATTTAATATAAACCCAGATGTTGCTACTTCGCTTCGAATGAATAACATTAAAATTTATGTAAATAAAACATTTACAGGAAAAATGATTAATGTTCAAGGTAGCTTAGTAACAAATGAACAAGCAAGAGCAATTATGGAAGTGGACGGCCTTGGTCTTTACCGTACCCCATTAGACTATACAGCTACTTTTGCTCCTGGCGATAGCACTGCTATTGGCATTTACTTTGATTTAACATCCGCATCGGCAGGCGAAAGCCGTGCTTGTGTTGGGTACAAATTTAGCAATATGTACCTGTTTAACTTAAACTGCGGTATAAAAGTTGAAGTGGTTGAAGCTGTGGTAGGACAAGCAAACTTTTTTAATAGCAATTATTTTAATGATGTATATATGTATCAGGTATACAGAGCATTAGACTTAATTGGCGGTAGTGGAGCAGACCGCGCTGAAGTAGCTGCTAACACTTTTATTTCATTTCAAGTTCAGCCAGGCGCTGATTCATCGTCTGTCGCTGCCGACGGATGTGTCAGAATTGAATATAAGGTAACGGGTAATGTGTTTATTGGATTGAAAATATGGGATATTCCGGAAAACAAAAAATTGGCTTCATCTAATTTGTCATCTGATGCAAACGGATTTTTCATAAACAGAATTTATGGTGTGTATACTGGGGACTACGCAAGTGCAACAAATGGATTTAGTATTGAAGATGGAATTAGAAATATAAACTATATACCTCAATACCAACTTTGGAATATTGGCGGCGCCACAAAATTAGAGTTAAACGCTACAGAACTTAAAACAAGAACCGACCCAATCCGCGTCGGTTCAGTTATTTCTATTCCCGCTGGCGGGACTACAGGTCTTGGTTTTACTGTTTCTTTTACACCTAATTTTGGAGTATTTTTTGGTTCAGGAGCGCCAACATTGTCGGCAGCTAAAGGATCTTTATATTTAAGATCAGATGGCACAACGACTAACGACCGTATGTATGTAAACACAAACGGTGCAACAACTTGGACTTCTGTTACAACCGCTGCATAAAATTACAAGGAATAGATATGGCACTGCAAAAAAACTTTGAGTCTGCACACGGGGTTGAGCTTAACGGCGCGTATCACCGCGTTGAAAATGTTATCTTAATTGACAAAACAAAAATGTCATTTAATGTTCGGGCATACGTTAATAGCGAAGCAAAATTTTTGCCGTTAAAAGATTCTGGGTATACTTGCAATTACCAAATAAGCGGCCTAAACCCTATTAAACAGGCGTATGAGCATTTAAAAACTTTGCCAGAATTTGCTGGCGCAATTGATTGTTAAACCAAGACCTAAGTGGATTCTTAGGTTGGAAAAAGGAGAGCATCATGGCTTTAGAGAAAAAAATAGTAGTAGATTTAGCTGAAGTAGTTGAAAACGGCTGTGTACAAGTACGTACCAAGACCGCTATTTTGGAAGATGGCAAAGAGATCAGTAGCAAGTTTCACCGCCATGTTGTTGCCCCTGGCGACGATTACAGCGCTGAAGATGCTAAAGTACAAGCTATTTGCGCTGCTATCCATACGCCAGAGGTTGTGGCCGCATACGAGGCTGCACAAGTAGCGCTTGACGCGCCTGCTGTTTAAGCATATATTTTGTAACAATCGTACTGGTGCGAAACACCAGGGTTTCTAAGGAAACATCGAAATGGACGAAAGTCAAGAAGTAGTGCCAGCGGAAGTATCCGCGCCAGAACAGGTGGCAACGGCTGCACCTGAAGCTGAAGAAGTAGCGCCGGAAGCAGTAGAACCAGCAGCAGAAGCACCTAAAACCTTCTCACAAGAAGAATTGGATGCCGCTATTGGGAAACGACTTGCTAGAGAGCAACGTAAGTGGGAAAGAGAACAGGCCGCTAAAGCCGCTGAAAAGCAGCTTAAAGCCCCAGCCGAAATCCCGCCGATTGAGCAGTTTGCTTCACCAGATGAGTATGCCGATGCGTTGGCAGAAAAGAAGGCAGAAGAATTGCTTGCTAGGCGTGAACAAGCTAGGATGCAGTCTGAGATCATTGAGTCCTACCACGACAGGGAAGAAGAAGCGCGGACAAAGTACGACGATTTTGAACAAGTCGCCTACAACCCCAAGCTCCCAATCACTGACGCTATGGCTCAAACGATCCAAGCTTCTGATATTGGCCCCGATATGGCTTATTACCTAGGGTCTAATCCGAAAGAAGCGGAGCGTATTTCTCGTTTAGCGCCACTCCAGCAGGCCAAAGAATTAGGAAAGATTGAGGCTAAATTAGCTGATAATCCTTCTGTAAAAAAGACTTCGAGCGCTCCAGCACCGATTGCTCCTGTCACGGCAAGATCCTCTGGATCTTCTAGCTACGATACGACTGACCCTCGTTCTGTAAAGAACATGAGTACGTCAGAATGGATTGAAGCAGAACGCCTAAGACAGGTCAAAAAGTGGGAAGCGCAGAGAAACCGCTAACTATTTTTAAGGACTTAATATGTCAAATTCGATCTTAACCATCGACATGATTACCCGGAAGGCGCTCGAAATCCTCGAGAACAACCTGGTACTCACACGTAACGTAAACCGTGCGTACGACGACAGTTTTGCTGTTGAAGGCGCAAAAATCGGTTCCACCCTCCGTATTCGTCTACCAGACCGCGCTTTGGTAACTGACGGTGCCGCCCTGCAAGTTCAGGACGACAACGAGCAGTTCACCACGTTGACTGTATCGAATCAAAAGCATATTGGTGTTAACTTCACCACCGCTGAGATGACCATGCAGTTGGATGACTTCGCAGAGCGTGTTTTAAAGCCTCGTATTAGCCAGTTGGCATCGTCAATCGACGCTGACGTAGCTAACAGCTTTAGAAGCATTTACCAAACCGTTGGTACTCCAGGCGTTACTCCATCGACTTCTGCTGTTTTGTTGGCTGCTCAACAAAAGCTGAACGAAGCTGCTGCTGTGATGTCCCCACGCTATGCAACTGTTAACCCAGCCGCTAACGCTGGCTTAGTAGAAGGCATGAAAGGTCTGTTCAATCCTACCGATACAATCAGCCGTCAGTTCAAGAATGGCATGATGGGTATGGGCGTATTGGGCTTTGACGAGATCAACATGAGCCAATCTATTAAGCAGTTCACAACTGGTTCACGCAACGCAACTGGTACTGTTGGCACCACCGTAACAGCTCAAGGTTCTAACACCATCGTATTAGCTGGTGTTGGTAACGCATTGACTATCAAGGCTGGTGATGTATTTACCGTAGCTGGCGTATTTGCAGTTAACCCACAAACCCGCGAGTCCACTGGTTCACTCCAGCAGTTCGTAGTGGTAGCTGACGTAACATCGTCCTCTGGTGGCGCTGCAACTGTAACTGTTAGCCCAGCAATGTACACTTCTACCCATGCGCTTGCAACGATTGACTCGTTCCCAGCTAGTGGTGCAGTAACTACATTCGTTGGCGCAGCTTCTAGCCAGTACCCACAGAACTTGATTTATCACAAAGATGCGATCACTTTTGCGACCGCTGACTTGTTGATGCCTCAAGGTGTAGACATGGCTTCACGTCAAGTCAATAACGACCGTTTACCATGCCGTATCGACGTGTTGTATGGCTTCTCTGTGATTCGTCCACAAATGGGCGTTCGCTTGTGGGGTTAAACCTAATTGCTCCCGCGCAAGCGGGGGCTTTTCAACTTATTTTGTAAAGGAATTATTATGGCTCTCCCAAATGGTGCAGGTGGCTATCAACTAGGCGACGGTAATCTTAACGAAGTCGTCCTTGGATATAGTGCAACACCCCCTACGTTAACTGGCGTTACTTCTGTAACTTTAACCGCAGACCAACTTGAATCTGGCATTATCGTTGCTAATCCTGGCACAACCGCTACTAACTACATTTTACCAATCGTTGTAACAGCAAGTGGTGTGGAAGGTGTAAACGACGTTATTTCTAGCGCTAAAGTTGGCAGCACTTTCGGCCTAACTATTGTCAATATTGGTACTTCAACTGGTGATGTAACCATTGTTGCTGGTACTGGTTGGACTCTTGTTGGCGTTGTAGTTATTGATAACGAAACTTCAGCCCAGTTTATCGCTCGTAAAACCAGCGACACAACTTGGACTTTGTATCGTTCAGCTTAATGCAATACCCCGCCCTTCGGGGCGGGTTAACTTTTTTTGGAACTGATAAAGGAGTTTAAAAATGGCAAATAATAAACCGATTGGCGTAGCGTACGCTGATCCTTTGCTTGATTCTGTACAAGTTGGTACTTCTAACGCGCCTATTGAAATTAATACTTCAGGCGTATTAAACGGTGCTTATGCAACAACCTCGGCCACTTCAGGCGACACCCGTCTTAACTTTAGCCGTTTAACCTTTACCTCTACAGGTTCAGGCGAAACTGCTCGTATTTTGACCCGTGTAACTGGTGCTAACGGTGCTACTGCTGGAACTATTAACGGCGCTCACATTACTTGTGCAGTTAATACTGGCGGCACAATTAGCGGTGCAGCTAACGCTTTGCGTGCAACGATTGGTGGCTCGTCTACTAATCCAGGCGGTACGCTTGCTGCATTGCAACTTGATTCCGATATTGCGTCTGGCGGTACTTGGACTAACGCGTCTTTCTTGCGCGTAACCAACTCTGGCACTGGCACACTTGGTAACTTTGCAGCATTACCTGCTGTAGCTGTAGACGGCGTATTCCGTGCAAAAGTAGGATCCCCTGTTGTTACCCACACTATCCCTGTAACTAGCGGTGGTGTAACGTACTACATCATGGTTTCTACTGTTGCGTAATGCAAATCACTAAAGAATTTTTAGTGGCAGAAATCCAGTCGCTAGAGTCTGAAACAAATAAGGCGCAAGTCTTTTTAATTCAGGCTCAAGCGACTATTACTGCGTATAAAATGCTAGTGGATAAGCTAGACCAACCCGAACCTACCGAGGAACACTAATGGCGGTTATTTATTTAAAGCACCCTGTACACGGTCATAAAGTCGCTTGTAGCGATATGGAAGCCGACCATGATGAAAGTCATGGCTGGGAACGCTATACTGTTGCTACGCCGGTAGAAGTAATTGAGGTTGAAGAAGTAGAACCTGAAGTCGAGGCGGCTCCTGCTAACGTGCTGGAAGTAAAGACAAGACGCCGTAAAACAACCGCATAAGGAGTTACGCCATGACTACGGCAAACGACCAAATTAACGGCGCATTGCGCATATTAGGGGTTTTAGCCGAAGGCGAAACACCATCCGCAGCCACGTCGCAAGACGCTTTAGCCGCTTTAAACCAGATGATTGACTCATGGAATACCGAGCGTTTGTCGGTGTTCTGTACCCAAGATCAAGTGGCGTTATGGCCTGCTGGCGCTAAAGATTTAACCTTTGGCCCAACAGGAACGTTACCGTTAGCATTGGGCGGCACACCTAAACGCCCTGTATTGGTGGACGATGCAACCTATTTTAGAGATTCAGCGACCAATATTTCATATGGCATTAAGCTGATTAATCAGCAACAGTACAACGGTATCGCCGTTAAAACGGTAACTTCGACCTACCCTCAAGTCCTGTGGGTCAATATGACTTTTCCTGACATTGAGATGTACGTCTACCCCGTACCCATCAAGCCGCTAGAGTTTCATATTGTTTCGGTAGAAAAGCTCATGGAAGTGCCAAGTCTATCGACTGACATTACCATGCCCCCTGGCTACCTACGGGCGTTCAAATACAGCCTTGCCTGCGAGATCGCAACCGAGTTTGGTATTGAGCCACCCGCTAACGTAATGCGCGTCGCTATGACCTCTAAACGCAATCTAAAGCGTATTAACAATCCTGACGACATTATGGCCTTGCCATACAGCTTGGTAGGCACACGTCAACGGTTTAACATTTATGCGGGTAATTACTAGGATTAAATATGGCAAATATAACAATACCCCAACTACCAGTAGCCGCCACTTCGGCTGGAACTGATCTATTACCCGTAGAACAAAGCGGCGTTACTAAACAAATGACCAATACGGTCTTGTTTACTAATGCTACGTTAACCACGCCCATTCTTGGGACACCTCAATCAGGCACATTAACTAACTGTACGGGTTTACCCGTATCTACAGGCATTAGTGGACTTGGCACAGGCGTTGCAACATTTTTAGCCACGCCTTCTAGCGCTAACTTACGTTCTGCGGTAACGGACGAAACAGGCACAGGCGCGTTAGTTTTTGCTAATACGCCTACGTTAGTAACCCCCGTATTAGGTGTAGCTACTGCTACTAGCGTTAACAAAATGGCAATTACAGCCCCTACTACGAGCTCTACTCTAGCGGTCGCTGACGGCAAAACGTTTACGGTTAGCCATAGCCTTACTTTAGCTGGAACAGACACCACCACTATGACGTTTCCGGCTACAAGCGCTACGATTGCACGCACGGACGCAGCGCAGACATTTACAGGAAGTCAAACATTTAGCAACGCTGTTATTGGTGCAGTGCAAGCCTTATCAGGCCCAGGCGCAGTAAACATCACTACATTAACCACTGCGTTTACGTCTACGGCTACAGGAAACGCTTTAACTTTGGCAGACGGCGTAGCTGGTCAGTTAAAAACGATTGTGTATGTGGCTGAAGCGGCAGGCGGTGATACTGGTGTTTTGACCCCCGCTAATCTTGGTAGTGCAACTACTATTACGTTTAATGCTGTTGGTGATTCAGTTACCCTTCAGTTTATTGGTGCTGATTGGTGGGTTATTGGTTTCCGTGGCGCTGTGGTTGCGTAAAGCATGAAAACGCCAATTTTAGGTCAAGCCTATGTAGCCCGTAGCGTTAATGCAGCGGATAACCGCATGGTTAACTTGTTTCCTGAAGCCATCCCTAACGAGGGTAAAGAAGCAGGGTTTCTTAACCGCGCTCCAGGTTTAAGTTTACTAACTACGGTTGGTACTGGCCCTGTGCGTGGCTTGTGGTCGTTTGAAGGGTTTATGTACGCTGTATCAGGAAATACCCTGTACAAAATTAATAGCTCATACACCGCAACGGCGTTAGGCACGATTGTTGGTACAGGGCAAGTATCCATGTCTGATAACGGTACACAGTTGTTTGTAGCAGCCAATGGCCCAAGTTACATATACAACTCTCAAACCAACGTTTTTCAACAGATTACTGATCCTGATTTTCCTGGCGCACTTACTGTTAGCTATTTAGATGGGTATTTTGTTTTTAAT